AGACAATCGTTGCCCTTTCTATCGGGTTATTGTAAGCAATATCAACTGCTCTTCCAGTGGTATGATTTCCCTCTCCTTTGACCTGTTTATCGTAGTAAGCACATCTGCACCACGAATTTACCCTAAAGGGTATACCAGCCAGTATCCTCGCCTGTGTAATTTTCTCTAAAAATTTTTCATCCTCGACATACCATCCGCAATGTCGGCACTCCATCTCTGTTCGTTTAAAGTAACTATTCCCCATCTTTGCACACCTTAACCAGTTCCTTTATCGCTTTGTCAATTATGATATTGCACCTCAGGGAGAGCATTCCTTCTCCCCTGCGGGCAAGGTCAGCCTTCCTTGTCACCCACATACATAACCCAAATGCCTTCTGGATAATGGCTTCCCTTCTCTCTCAGGCTCCATACTATTTCCCATACCACCGAAGAATCAGCGTAAGGATCACGTAGAACACTCCTATCGCAGATGTCCATGTCACCATGCGAGTATTCGTCTTGGTCATAAAGGTATTAACTTCCTGCTTCCATTCCAAGAGAATATCATGGTCGTATTTACAGCGTTCCTTGGTCTGAAACTTCTCTTTGTCTTTCGCCACTTCCTCTTTCAACTTGTTCAGGTGGTCATATTTGTCATCTGCTGTCCTGGCCGCCAGCAACAACGCCTTATCCAAAGCCTCAAACCTCAAGTTCATCTGAATCTGCATCGAATCGAAACGATGGTCTATAAACTCTTTTAAAGACACAGTATCAGTTTCATTAGTCATCGCACGTTATCCCCCTTTCCCTTTGTTGTTGAGGGATTTTGCCACCGCCATAGTTTGGAAAAACCCCAGTAGCTTGCTCGTCTCGTTTCGGTTTTCCTCTGTCGCCCTCTGCTGGCCGATCGAGCGGCTCACCATCTGTTCGAGGCAATCGACTCCGATGTTGATGGCGCATTCCTCGAAGGGAGTTGGCTCCTTCCCGATGTCATAATACCGCAATCCTTTACGGTAAAGAGCGCATTCCGACCTGCAATCTTTTTTGTCAAACGGACATTTCCCTTTTTTCTCCATTCAATCCTCCCTAATCTTTGGAGCAAATAATCGCGCAATATGCTGATGGGCGCCATGCTCCACCTGAGGTTATTGTGTTGACCGATGCGGCTCCAGATGCACCTGTCCCAGCCGCTCCCGTTGCCCCTGTTCCTGCATTGTTTGTATAGTAGTCCGCGTTTGGAAAATAATCGTTAACATTTGCTACAATAGAGTTATGTGTCGCATCTTTCTGAAAACCATATACAGTGATGTCGGTAGCGCTCCCTCCGCTATCATAACTTTGATCATTGGTATAGTTGTTTGCGTATTGCTCATACCATTTATGATTGTGGCTTGGTCCCGTGTGGGTGTGACTTGGGCCGGTGTGGGTATGGGAATCGACCGTCAACCCGCTGATCGTCCAGCTTCCGGTTGAATGCACCCCGCCTCCTGTCTGTCCACCTGCCGAACTGCCTTTCGTGATATAAAGCAATTTATCGTCCAGGGTGTTTAAAAGAGTCCATCCGGTCGGAGCGGTGTCAGCGTAAAAAATCATTTTGACGCCGGCAACCAATCCTCCCTCTGTCGCCTTGTCCACGATGAACTGTCCGGTCGTCTTGTTGATGTATCCCCATCTCGTCCATGCAGTATTGGCTCCGTTACGGATGTAAACAATTGGATCAGCCCCAGGAAGGGTTGAAGTGTCCGCATATATCTGATAGGCATACGGGGTGGTAGGTGCGACTGCACCGCTGTTAAAACTGGCCAGGGCTTTCAGGGCGAGGTTCAAATCTGCCCTCACCGTGGCTCCTGCGGCGTTAGCGATGTCCATGTCATGCTGGCTCACGTTAGACCTCCTCTATTTCATTGATGTCAGCGAGAAGTGCATTCAAGCAATCAAGCTTATTTTGCAGGATATTTATTTGCGCCAGTATCTGGTTCATATCAAGCGACTCCTTGACGGTTTGCAGTTTTGCCCCTGTCATCGGATCGTATTTCGAGTAGGTTATGGAAACCTTCTCGTTTTTTTTCTCAAGAATGAATCCAGTCGCTGGCGAGTATTTTGTTATGTCAAACATTTCAATATCCTTTCGCCTCCCATGATATGGTCTTTTGAATTCCTGTTCCCCCGCTATTCTTGATCATCACAGTGAATTGAGTAGTTGAGATGGCAGACAGGTAATAATAATCCCCTGCCGACGCTTCTTCGATGGTTAGGTTTATTCGTGGCTCAACCATGAATTCTTTCGTGAATACGATAGTGTCTCCCGTGTTCGGAATCACAACTCCTCCAGCCCCCTCCACCCTGTCAGGCATATCAACTATGAATTCCAGAGTCTCTATCCCCAAGTTTTGGTTGACGTTCGTGGAGTAAGCCTTGACTCTGAACTTGATCTCTTTGGCGACATAATTCCCAGAGATGAAATTCTCCCAATCGCTCCAGTCAGTTCCGTTTTGAGACAATGATATTTGCGGGATAATCCCTACATTCTGAGCACTTCCATCCATTGTCGTCAACAAATCGAAGTCCACGACATCGTCAATTAGCGATTCCGAGTCAATGGCAATATAGTCAATCATGTAACTGCATCTTGAACCCTGAATGCTACCGAGGTTAATGTGGGAGGCAGGTTCGTAATATCCCACCGCTTCTCCCAGGTCTAAATATAAAATCCCTGTGGTCAGGGTCATGTCGGTCTTTGAGCCAGTAAATCCGGGGTCTTCAACGAGGGTCTCCTGAACATTCCACCCCACGATGTCAGGGACATCCACTACGAATGATATGTCGTCGACACTCTCATTGCCGGAAGTATCGATCGCCTTTACAAAATATTTTCCGTCTTGAAGCGGGACTGTGATAGAATTGGCATAGGTCGTGCCGATGTCGATGGAAGCATTCCAGACCCCGTCCGAGTTGGGGTTCCACCTTAACTTATAATAATCAAGGTCAACGTCTGTGATGTCATCCCAATTGATGATTAAACTTCCGACAGTTGCAACCGTCCAGATATTCGTCACATTGGACGGGGCAGCGGTCTTTCCTTGGATGTAATGAGGGAAAGCGGTCACACTGGCGATGGGGCGCTTTACGTTGAACGTGGTAATAGGGACGACCTTGACATAGATCGTTGTCCCTTCTGTAACATTATCAATCTCGGCATAATTCCACGCTGGGCCCCCATATTTCACGTAATTAACTCCTCCATCTGTCGAGACCCATATCTCAGCCTCTTTATAGGCGGGATACCCTGACGATGGAGGAATAAAAGAGACCAAAAGCCGCGTCAAGGTGTTGTTCTTTGTTCCGTAAAGCTCTTCGGAAATGTCGACGCCTTGAACTTCAGAAGTGTAGGCAAGAGGGTTGGGAATGGTGGAAGAAAAATAGCTTTCCGCTCCCATGTTCACGACATCGTCGTAGAGCAGGGCATTCTCCTCGACCACGGTCAGCGACACGATGCCGTCCTGCGGGAAGCTTACGTCCGTTACCCGAACCACTTCCGCGCTCCATCCAGGCAGCGAATGAGTCACTTGAATCATGTCCATCGGCTCCAATACAAAAGCCCTTGGAGCGCATCGAAAAGAATATTGCCGGTTGAGTCTATTTCTTTCGAGATGGTAAGATCCCAGCTTAGCGACCTGCGTGGTATTGGTCGTTCCTATCAATTCAAGTTCCGTGTCTCTTTCTTCGAGGTCGTAACTCAATACCGCTGTTGGATCATCAAAAACCCTTATCTTACTCAAGTAATTATCGGCTGCGTCCGCATAGGTTATCTTGATGCGGTTTGGAGTATCAGGTATCCCCGGCACTTTTACTGAAAAAGAATCTTCAATGATCTCGTCTTCTGTTATCGCCATTACCGGAGTATCATAATCATAGGGCAACAACCTGTATAAACCACCCGTCCAGATGAGACCCCCCCGGAAGTTCATCAGTATATCGTCGAGGTTGTCTATGACCGATTGCCTTTCGATCACTGCGCCATCAAAGTAATAGGTATTTGTGTCGCACCAGTTGGCGGCATCGGTAAAAGAATCATCATCCAGAAAGGCGGATGAAACTCCGAGAGCATAATCCGAGTTTGTCAGCCAGTCCCTTGCCACAAGGGCTGGATTTCTCGACCACGCTGTTAAGTCGGTCCGAGGGTCATAAATCTTCCGACCCTTTAACTCCACCGTCACTTGCGGGGTCTGAGAATATAGAGTCTCATCGTATTTCAGCTTAAGATACAGGTAGGCCGTTCCTCTCATGGCATCGTTCCAGTTCGGGTCATCGGCCTGCAATGTCGCACAGACATTCTGGGTATATGTCCCTGAGAAAAATTCCCATTGAGCAGATGGAAAGTCCTGAATTCTTTTGTCAAAGAACCAAATCTTATCTCCGGTTCCATCAGTTGCGATCCCCTCCACCGGTCCTTCGGAGAGAGTCAAGACCATGTGGAAGTATTCATTGTCTGTTCCGGATGCTCCCAGATAAACGAGAACCCCGCCTGTCCTGAATTGACCAAAGACTACCCTCACCGGTTCGTTTTGTCCCATCAGGTTGGAAAGGTATCCGGAGTTTCCGATATCGCTTGAAGCCGCCTTCGGTTTTTTACCTTTAGCCACAAAAGAATAGACAACACTGATAATTGTAATTGCGATATAAAGAACTTGCCCCCACGTAAGCCCCCAGAAAGCTGCCGATGCCAACCAAGCTATTATGGTCGCTCCACGTCTTCCCCCTAACAGACCAAACCGACTTTTCTTTTTGGTCGGGAAGTTATCCTGGAGCCGAAGGCTCGGAGGTCTTTTCCAGAATTTCCAGTTCAACTCAATCTCCTGATTCCAATCAGAAATTTTTTAAAAAATGAAAAGGGAACCACCTTGCAACCTCTGTTCTTTTGCTTCGTATCACACGGTGCGAAAACCATCAGTATATGGCCTCGCCCCAGGTAGATTCCAGGGAATAACTGCTCGGCGCCCTCAAAGATAAAGAGATCACCCTCAAGTGCATAGGCAGGGTCAACCGGGCTACCCAAGGAGAAAAGAAACTCCCGGTAGACATCCTTCCCCTCTCCCCGCTTCCATCTCTCGGCATAGTTGTCGGCATCCCAACCCTTAAATTCTGTCGGGAAGTCCTTTCCCAGAAGAGTATAAACTTCCCGAAGAATGTTAAGGCAGTCCCACCCCTTCGAAGGATCTCCGAGAACATGAGGGGCGTCGATAAATTTCTGAATCTTCTGAGTAAACTCAAATCGTTTCATAGACCTCAATGAGGTGCAAGGATGGAAGCGATGCTCTGTCCTGGCGCTCTTCCCCACCAGATGTCTTTATCCTTAAGGGCGGATATCCATCTAAACCCTCCGAAGTTAGTGTTGTTGCTCAATGCCACACATCTCGTCCATGAATGATCACACCATGTCGATCCGCTTTCTCCGCAGCGAGTCCCGCCATAAGTCCATCCGCATAGAGCCTGGTGGATTCTTCTGGGAGATTTCATCTCCCATCGGATGAAATGATTAAAGACATCGAATCTCGCCTTCCTGCCATCGAACTCGATTGCATCCAAAAAGCCTATGAACGAGGCAACCGCCCCCCCGATGACATGAAGGTTGTTGTCGAGTGCCACCCGATATACGGTGCACCCTTTTCCCCTCGTCTCTTCGGAGAGGACGATGTTCGATAACGTTTTATCAATATTGTCCACTTCAAAAGAAATTGAATCCACTTTCGGGGAAGTTGAATATTGAGCAGGGTCTAACCTCAACCCCCTGGAGTTCCACCATTCCCCGTCATAGTAAATTTTTAAATCGGCATCGGTAAGGCGGACTGCCCCGGAGGTAAAAGACATCAAGACAAGCTGTTTGATGCAGCTGTAATCTTTTTCTAACTCCGTTGTCAGGTCTGGGGGCAGTGTTCGCATTTAAAAGTCTTTCACCTCATAGATTGACAGGCCAAATCGTGTCAGATAGGCCGTAAAGATTTCCTCTGACATCTTATCTTCCTTGAACCGGGCTTTAATTCGTAGCCTGCCGTTGAAATTGGCAGTGATGAGAGCGCCCACTCCCGGGTGAACGGGGAGAGTGACCTGATCCACCCCTCCGGCTCCTGTGCCATCTCCAAACACCCAATTGGTATCGACTCCGTCCACATAAACCTTCAGGGTTGCATCATTAGTCGTATCCATCGATGGAAGATCGAAAGTTTCCGCCGCACCATCCCCGTAAGCCACGAATTCATCCGTAATTCTTCTTACCTTAAAATCAAAATAATAAAATGGAACGTAAGACCCCTGACTAAGGACGAAGAATTCATAGAGTGCATCTCTTTCGGCAGTTATCATCTCGAGAACGTTATAATTCAAGACGAAGGTTCTTTTGGGAAACCGCCACGCTCTCCGGCGATATTCCAATCCGGTTTCGTAACTTGATACTATGGTCTTATATTCTTGTTCAAGGATATATGAGTATTGTGGAACAGGCGTTGCAGGATAAACGGATAACGGCATGGTTCATCTCCTTGACTACGAATATCTCTTCATGTCAGACCTGGTGGCTCCCCGGCTCCGGGTGTCTTTATGAATCACCTCTACAATGGCCGAAGGATTCCTGTTGATGAAGTCCCGAAATGACATGGGGTCCATCGCATAGATGAAAAAGTTGGTTGTCTTTGATTCATCATCCCCTGTTTTCCCAAGAGCTTTCATCTGGGCAGGAGTGAATACGCCCTCTCCGCGGTTTAAGATGGCAGGATATTCATTGGGGGCAAATCCACCATGAAACCTTGGAGCAAATGCAAAGGCCGCTGCGGGTACGGATCGGGTCGGCCCAAGTTCACCGACAATGCCCCCTTCGTGTTTAACGGCACCACCGACACCACCGAGGAGGCCGCCAACAAAACCGAGTAATCCGCCATAACCTTTTTGCTCCCCTGTTCCCCACCCTGATCCGCTTTTCGTCAGACTATCGAAAATAAGCCATTGGGAGATCATCTTGCTGACTGTCGATAAAAACACATCCCCGATGCTCTGGAAGAAGCTTTTGATTTTATCCGAGGCCGATCCCGAGCTTCGAATGATGTTGACCATATTCGAGGCCCAGGCAGAGGAAATATCTTTTCCGAGGTCGTCCCAAAATTTTCCTGTTTCTTTGCTTGTCTTCTGGGAAGCCAGGGCCATTTGGTTCAGTGCTCTTGTCGCATCATTGCTCGCATCAGCGAACCCGGAGGCATAATCTTCCACCCCGAAATCTTTAGTGAGGTCTCGAATCTCGATCAGCTTAAGCCTTAGCTTTTCACCCCACGCCGTTGCCTCTTCCGTCATCTTATTGACCGCCTCTATCGAAGGGAACATATCGTCGGAAAGAACCTGCGCCCTTTCCATCTCAATCCCTTTCAGTTTATCCTCAATCTCCCAAGTTCTTTTTACGGCTTCCCAATAATCCTTCTCTTGCTGGACTCTCTCTTCTCCGATGATCTTACGCCATTCCGGATATTCGGATTCCCCTTTCCCAATGACGGGGAGGGGTTTTTCTGTGAATGATGCGAGTCTTCCCTTATATCTTTCAGCTTCTTCACCCGGAGTTGACATGCCAGATGGAGTTCTTATTCCAAGTCCCAAACCGAGATCCTGCGCTGGATATCCCCTCTTCTTTCTCCACTCCTCTTGGGCTTCGAAGGACTTCTTCGCTGACTCACTTATCGCCCCAACGATGCCTCCAATAGCCTCAACCGTTTTTTTAGCATCTTTTATGATATCAGAGAAAAAATTAGCAAATGCCAAGGCAGCGGGAGCGAGGGATAATCTTGTAGCGTTGACTTGGGCTTCCAACCTTTTGAACTGATTTTCCGCTTCTGAACCTTTCTCTACTACTACGTCCCCGAGGACAGAGCCAAGCCTTACAGCTTCATCCATGTATTTTTTGATTCCCTCTCTTCCAAGATTCCACAAGGGAATCAACGCCATTCCGCCCCTGCCAGCAATGGCCATTGCATAATCGATCTTTCTGGCTGCTTGTTCGCTACTGCTCCCTGCCCCTTTAAATTTATCCGCCAGTTCCAACATGACTTCTGTTACAGTTTTACCTTTAATTCCAAGGGCATCGAAATAATTCTTTGCATCTCCAATTCCTCTATTAGCGTCTTCGAGATTTCTGGATAAGAACTTTATCCCCATCATCAAGCTTTCACTTTCTACATCCGCCATTTTTGCTGCATATGTCCACTTTTGATATTCGGTGATTGACAGCCCAACGACTGAAGCGTTTCTTTCGATGTCATTTGCCAGTGAAGCGATAGACCTCGCCATACCATAAATCTGCTTGGTGGCATTGATCGCTTGCTGGCCGATGTTTATCATAGCAGCTGCTGACACAATGCTCATGGCCTTAGTCATCCTGGAGACATCATCGCTGGTTTTTTGGACTTGCTTGGTAAACTTGTCCAGGACCACCGTTCCCTGGTCATCAACCTTCAGAACTAAACTTAAAGTACTTTCTTTTGCCATTAAGCAGCCTCTTTAAATACAATTTTTTTATGAATTTCTTTATGGCATTTTTCACAAAGGGTTATTCCATTAGAAACATCGAATCTTAAATCTGGATGTTCTGAAAATCTTTGAATATGATGAGCATGAAGCCTATTACCTTTTGTAAAGCATTGTTGGCAAACATAACCGTCTCTTTCAAATACCTTTTTTCTCCAAATATCAATTTCTAATCCTCCTCTTAAAAGTTTATTTTGTGATGTTATTCCTCCTTTCCATTTACAGGACTTTTCTCCCCTTCTCATATCTGACAATTTTCTCCGAAGGCCAATGCTTTCATAGGCTTTTTTTATTCCAGCAGACCTATTAGCTATCTCTTCTGGAGAATGACGCCTGCCCAAATGAACCATTGATATTTTTACTTTCATATCTGGCTCATTCATTCTTAATTTAATTGCACCCTTGTGTTCTTCTGTTAATTTTTTCCCTAAATGACTTTCCCTAAACTTTCTTTTTGTTTCTTCGGTATGAATCCGCCCCTTATTTTTCCCTTTATTGCCTTTTGCTATATTTGCAAGGCATTCCGCTGTTAACATTGCCATTGCTTTTTTAACGGATTCGCTAATTTTTACCCTTGTCTCCCGGGAGCAAGGGATTCCTTTATTCCAAGTAATATGTCCAGGTTTAAATGCCATTTGGTTTATTCCTGTCTTTAGCCACTCTTTATCTCCTCGCTCTGGATTTGATAGAATGCGATCCACTCATTCATTTCCTCAACTGTTAAATGCTCTAACGCCGACACAAACGTCTTCTTCCTGTCGGCCAGCGCATACAGGTTTAGTCTGAACCCGTCTTCTCTGAGGTTTTTTTTAGTTCATCAACGGAAGAAGTTTTCAGCATCTCCCCCGTTATCCTTGTTACGACAGCCCAGTCCAGTTGCTCGAGGAACGGCTTGTCCTCCAGCCCGAATGCCTTGCTCCCATCTTCGTGTTCCGCCTTTTCGATTATCGTCCAGATGTGGATGGCCCCGGATGAACCCTGGGATAGGGTCATGATCTTGTCCATCTGCAAGACGGTTATGGGGTTGAAATAAATGGAATCGTCAAACTCGGGAACATAGACAGACTTTCTCCTGCTTGATCCAACATACTGAATCATCTTTTCTTTGAGATTCATAATCCCTCCGCAAACCATGACAGGCGCTTAAAAGCCCTTTTCCTTTACTTCGATCAGCAGGTCCCGCTCAATCTTCTGGTCAGGCTGGCCAGCACTAACCCAGGTCGTCTTGAATCTGGCGTAATAATTCTGGCCGTCACTTCCACCCTTGAAGCAGGCAAAGACAGCGTAATTATTTGCATCAAGGGTGGGAGTCCCCTGAACCATGTTGCCCGTCTGGTTGGAGCCAGAAGGATCAAAGACGGACACCTCGCAGTTATTCATGTTGTATCCGCTGACAACGAGATTGGTGCTGATGTCGGTAAAGTTAGCTTTTACAGTGACCTGTTCGCTCGGCTGCTTTTCAAGAGCCGAATTGAATCCAAGAACGCTCATAATCACCTCCGCCAGTTAGACACCGTTCTGCGCATGGTTCACAAAAACCTTTGCGCTGGTATTGCTGTCCTTCGACCAGTTCGCTGCGAACTTGACCGAGCAGAGCAGGTTGTCATTGGCCGTGTTCCCTGTCCGGGTGATATAGCACCACCCGATGGGAGTCCAGTTTCCGTCTGCCGCGTTGTAACTGAACAGCCATGACACCGTGTTGGCCCCGTTGCCGGTGTTATCCGTGTCGTTATCGTTCGACTTTGGATAACCGGTTGAATTCGCCTTGTTCGATGCGGCAATGTCGGTGAAATTCCCCCTGTTGTCTGTCTTCGCAGGCGTAGCAGGACCCGCCGAGGCCAGCCACATCGTAACGTAGTTGTTCGTCGGGGACTCACCACACGCCCTCTGAGCATAATAGACCTCTCCTGTGGTGCAGACGATATTCTCTCCAAAGACGAAGTCTATCAGTTTTTTGCCCCTATGCAGGGCAACGATTACGTTTTGTTTGGGGTTTCTCTCGAAGAGCGCCCGGATCACTTTCGGATTCGGAATCCACTCTCCCATTCTTTTGACCATCTTTGCTTCTTCCATTCCTTCCACCTCCTTCGGTTATTTGAGCGTTAGTCGCTCTCTTTGGTCACGACGATGACCCGTTCTCCTATTTGGATTTTTTCATGTAGCTTTCCTTGAAACCGCTTTAGAAGCGGGTATAAAGGCAAAAGAATAATTCCCAAAATAAGAAGGCGAATTCTTTTCATTTCGCTTTAAAATGAAAACTCCGCCCGACTGCATCGAACGTCAATACCTTCGGGGTTGACCTGAATCCAAGAGAGATAACAACTGCATCAAGCAGTTTGAAAAAGGTATCTATCAATCCTCCTACTGCAAGGAATGTCCGGTCCAATAGATTGACCGTTTCATTCACTACCTTCAGAGTCCGCATCCTCCGTGGTATTGTCTCAATAAGGTTGACAATTTCATTGACCCTCTTGATTATCCACATCCGCCTTCTGGTATTCTCCACCAGAGCAACGGCTTGATTGATTCTCTGGACTGCATAACTTCTTCTGATCCTTCCTTCTACGATCCTGACGACATCGTTCCCGAATTTTACGAGTTGAGTTACAGTCTTCTGAACCCTGCTCTCTGTAACGTTGACCACTTCATTGACGATCTTCCTTAATTGAGTGGCAGTTGTTAGGAGCCTGTTCTCAACCCATCTGGAAATATCGTTCGCAATCCTAACTACCCTGGATCTCCTGACCAGATTCTCCACGATGTAAATGGAATCTCCGGTTATCTTCACAGCCCGCAGTCTCTTGATTGCTATCTCGACTATATTTACCGCCTGGCTTATGATTTTCGTTGTCCAGAGTCTTTTGACTATCACTTCAACCAGCCTTGCGACCTCGTTGACGACCTTGATTAAGTTTAATTTCTTGGCTGTTGATTCAACTCGGTTGACTACCTCGGAGACTATCTTCACCAATGCGGTGAAAGACCTCGTGACTCTCGACTCAACGATCCTCACGACATCGTTCGTTACCCTGGCCGATCGAGACAACCTGGCTATTGCCTCGACTACCCTCACGACATCGTTAACAATCTTCTTGGTTATCCCCTTCCTGACGATTCCTTCCACTACCAGGACAACCTCATTCATAACCTTGACTGACCAAAGCCTCTTAATAGACGCTTCAACCACTTGCACCGCTTCGTTGGCGATCTTAATGATAGCTCCGCTAATTGACGTCGTGGTCTTGACGATATTCTCTACCAGGTTGAGACTTTGATTTACCCTGATGGCATATTGCTTCCAAACCCCA